CCCTAGGGGGGTGTCGGCCTTGTATCGGTTAGCGAAATGGTTTAAGGTTCACTCGTGAGGGTGAGCTTTTCTCTACGCCATTAGCGCGGTACTAGCCTCGATCTCGGGTGATCCTTCTCGGCAGTAGAGACTGCTGAGTTCGTTCATTCGCTGGTTGAGGAACAAGGGGGTGTCGGATAGCCGGCACTAGTGCCGGCTGTCCTGCAGCCTCATCGGTCTTATCGACGGAGAGACCACAATTATGGGTAACCGTAGCTTTAACCAACCTGATACAGTCCAACAATTGGGCTGGGATCCAGCTTCTTGTAATGGCAGCGAAATTTCCTTCACGGTTGATGCTAAGACAGATTATGTCACAGCATACAAACGTGGTGGGAAGACGGGTGCCAATACGCCGAAATATTATTCTCGGTTGAAGACTGGTGAACTCTTGCCTCTCAATGCGTACCATAGATGGGACGCTGAGGGTCAGAGACAGGGTGGCTACGGGTGCACTTATGAGTGCACAAATCCTACCAACCCGACCGGGTTGACGAACGACAATCCCATGATCGGCTTCCGCCTTCATGATATGTCGTTGGAGGGACCCATAACCCTCCCGACAGAGTTGCCCACATGGGACTCTGTCAATACTGACGCGCTGGTGATCGCTGCAATGGCGAACACCCTACCTGACCTTGATGTCCTTACCACGGTCCTTGAGCAGGGAAAGACCATAGATATGGTCCTCAACGCGCGTCGTGATGCGAAGAACCTGATCCGTCAGGCCCTCCGTGGCGGCATGCACACAGTGAAAGCTGCGTCTGACGCCTGGATGACTTGGAGATACGGCTGGCAACAGCTGGGTCGCGATATTGCCAACATCGCTGACTTTATCAACAAGCCAATCACAAACCTTGTGATAGAGGGACGGAGTGGTACCTCAGATGCGGGTAGTTTTACCTACATCGATGGAACCACATGGCAATCCGTTGGATTCGACCATATCCATGTCTATGACTACGACATTAGCTACCGTGCTAACGTAGTAGGCATATTGCGAGTGGAAACACTCAATTATATAGCTAATCCAGCTATATCGGCATGGGAGACGGTGCCCTACAGCTTTGTCGCCGATTGGTTTGTAAACATCGGTGACGTGCTAAGCGCATGGTCAGCAAAAGCCTATTTCGATAGGTTTTACTGTTCCTTGGGCCGCAAGCTTGACCTTACCGTAACTGGGTATACCCAGAACATCCGGGAAGGCTCCAACGAGAGATATACATCTCAAAGTGGAGGAGGGTCATCACATGAGCGGTATTCCTCACGCACTCGTGTGCCGACAGGTATGCCATCCTTAGTTCCGTCCATTTCCGTTGAACTGACTAGTCCACGCATCCTTGATGCTGCGGCTATGTTGGCGAAACGTATCCTTTAACCTATACAGGAGTATAGCGATGGCAAGTTTTGCCACCACCATTACCGAGTTCTCCGATAAGGAGAACAACCGGACCTATATGGTTTCGGGACACACGGTACAAGCACCCCGCCTGGTTATCCAGAAGCGCAAGGTGCCGACCACGTCAAATGGCGTCGCTGAGAGCCATCTGATGGTGGTCTACGGGACCGAGGATGCCGATGGTAATCCATTGGCAGCCAAGGTCGTGTTTGATGCAGGCGTCCGCTATCCCGCGGATGGTCAGAGTGACGATGTCACCGCGGCTCTCGCCGTATTCCGTGACTTCGTGGCCAGTGACGAGTTCACCGCAATGGTGACCTCGCAGGCATATGTCCAGTAGAATCCTTGGGCTGCACCTTGCAGCCCTCTGGACTTTAGTCGCCTTATCCTTCGTGGACTCGGGCGATTCTATCCTGGACTTCGATAGCTTCCGAGCTATCCTCTCTGACTTTGCTGGAGGTATTCTAGATGAAACCCCCGAAGGGCCGATCTCAAACGAGACTGAATCCTTTCAAGGTTGCCCTGTGCCTGATCAGAACACAGCTCCCCCCGACGGATCCTATCCGAACCCGGGTAGAGGGGATGATACGGGCGAGAGATTATATCTCGCTCGCGAGTATTGGTAACATCGAAGATCGCGAGTATCACGATCACGAGTTCGCATCAGTACTGGCTCAGCGCCAGATCGCTGCTCTATTCAAGAAGAACGAGCAGTTTGCTGATGAGAGCAGATGTGCCTCAGCCGCTCAAACTACGTTTGAGCGTGGAGAATGCATCTGCCGAATCACCAATAAACGGCTAGACCATTACTACTTTAATCCGGATCGTCTTGATCCGGAGATGAGTAGGTGGCTGAACCGAATGGAGCAAGAAATTGCTTTCCTGCTTGGTGATCGATCCGACTTCGACAGCGCAATGCCGTCGTTGATTCGTGTTACCAATGGAGCCACCGAGG